CGCCCCGCGCCAGCCCTTATTTTCAGCGGTGACAGCCCAGTAAAACCCTGCGTTGTCGTCTTCGTCCCGCCAGATCGGGGCGTCCATCAAAATCAAACGGGTTTCGCCCGGCAGCCGAACGACATTCTCCGGCAACAGGCCTGTAGCGCCCGCAACCGCGGACTGGTACGCCAGGTAGTCCTCCTGCTGCACGTCTAGCTCGATGACGCCGTTGTCACCGCGGGTCATCTGCAATAGCTTATAGGGCAGCACCTGGCCGGCAACCGGGACGCCTAAAATATCGCCCGGCTCGAGTCGCACCCAACGGTCACTGACCCGGAATTTCGAGGATTTACGGGCGGCCCAGGGTAGCCACAGGAGACGGTCTGCGATCTGTCGGGCGTGGTCCGCGTCGAGCGTCAGGGCCAGATCCACCGACTGGATGCTGTCAGCGTTTCCTTCCTCGCGGAACGCCTGCTGGGTATTGGTCTGGAAATCGAGGTCCGGGTCTGAGTACGAGACGCTCAACTGCTTCGGCAGATCCACCTCAGGTATGGTCGAGTGTTCAATAGGCGTAATAGGGGTTTCGTTGGCTTGGCGCCCCCCCATATCACTGACTGGAATCGTACCCTTCATCCCGAGGCCGCGCTTAACGAACCGCACTTGGCCACGCTGTTCGGTCTGATCGAAAAAATAGGCCGTGGCCAGCGGGGCTATCGCACCGAGACCGTTGCCCTGGCTGACAATGTACCCGCCAACAGTGTCGGTCAGACCAAACACCGAGGCGTTCTCGACATTGCACCTGGCGCAGATGTCGTGCAGGACCTGGGCGACGGTAACGGACGGGTCCGCCTCCAGTTCAAACTCTAGGTTCGGCATCCGGTTTCCGAAATCCGCCAGCTGCAAGTCTTTAATCGAGACGGTCACCTCGTGGCGGTGAGCCGGCACGTTGCCAACGCCTTCGAAAGCCTCAATCAGCGGATCCGGTTCTTGGTCTGGCCCGCCCGGCCAAAAATGCAACTCGGAAAATACCGCATGGGTACCAGAATCCGCGTCCAATAGCAGGCCGCTGATCGCGTCACCCGTGGGGGCGACTGCAGGCGATTCGGCGTTAACGTCCATAATGACTTTGCCGTTTGCCCAGATCTTTTTAACGCCGGTACTGTTCGGGAGCGCCCGGCCCGACAACGAAATAGACAGCGACATCCGGTACGAGTACGTCGTCGTGGTCGACCCGCCGCCGCCTTTGCCACCCGATTTCTTCTTTTTCTTCGTTTCGATCAGCCCAGTAGACCAGATGACGTTACCGCTGAGTCGGGTGCGGGGCCCGTAGACAAGTGGCATTGGCTCGCCATAGGTGGAGACTGTAATCCGTTTGTCGCCGAGTCGGGGGCCCTCGATGTTGGGGCCGGGCGGGGGGTCAACGGCCCCCCCCAGGGTATACCCGATCGCGGCACCGGCCTGGGCCCCCGCCGGACCCCCCGTAACGAAGCCGATGACGCCCCCGGCTATCGCCCCACCGATCTGGCCAAACGTGGACCCACTCATTCTGGGGCCCCCGGATAGCACCACCAGCTGTGGACGCGCCCCCGCCACTCGGCAGTAAACCCATGCTCAACCACCCGGCCAACATGGCTATAGCAGTGGATCAGCGTCTGCCGCCCGTTTTTATGCTGGGCCAGCAGGGCCAGGTGCATTGGCAGATCGGCTCGCCAGGACAGCCACGCGATGTCCCCGTGCTGGGGGGGCCCATCGACGGGGCACAGAAATGTGCGCATGCCCTCGGCCATGCGGGCGGGGTTGGGCAGGCGGCCGTAGGCGTTAAACTGTTTCCATTTTTCAGGTTGCGGGGGCAGCACACCCACGTTAAAACCGACGCCACGTATCAGACCCACACAGTCGCACCCGAGCTGAAACGCCGCGGCCTGGTGCCGGTAGGGCGTACCAACCCATCGCTGGGCCTCGCTGATAATAGCGTCTCTCATTACGACTCCTTAGCGTCGGGTGCCTCGGCAATCGAGTCATTGCCGGGCACGAACGACTTGCCCCCAAAGTCTATCAGATCCGCGTTATAAAGCAGATGTGACGCTTCCGTTTTGTCGCAGCCAGGGGTGGCGGCGTACTCATCTCCTGCGCTGATCGGGTGGAGCGTGGCCGTCCACAGTGTAAACACGCCGGCGATAAACTCTTTTACCTCAGACACTGCGCCTGCGTTGTCCCCCGAGGTCCAAGTAACTTTGCCGAGATTAAAAAACCCATCTGCTTCGACTCGGGTGCTGTCAGTAAATACCCGGCGGGCCGCGTTGGTCGGGGCTGTCGGGATCACCTCGGACGTAACAGACCCAGTCACCGCCTGGTCAGCCAGAATGACGGGGCAACGAGGGTCGTTTTCATTACCAAACCGGTACCGGCAGGCGGCGGTGTATGTTTCCAGCAGCGCGGCCTGCTGCAGTTTTGCAGTGTCGGTCAAAACCTCGATGGAAAACTCGTTAACGTCGTGGCCGTTGACGCCCAGTACGCCCCGGAAAATAGCAAACGGAATTTCGTTATTCGGGCTCGACCACGGGACCATCCACGACTCGATCAGCGCCCCGTCATAAATGCCGTTGTACAAGTCCGCCGCGCTGACACCTGCACTGGACAGCAGGCCGCGTATCTCCTGGCTGCCCGTCTGGCCCGAGACGGTCGAGGTCTGGGCCGCCGTCGCGGCCAGGCTTTTGCACGGCACGTGCGAGACGCCCCGGAACGGCACGGCTATGTCGTGGTCGGTGAACCCCAGCACAGTTCCGTCGGTCCGAGTTATCGTCCAGCACTGTGCCCATTTTGTGACGCAGTTTACTTGATCAGCCAGGACCAGTACTGATAGTTGGGTTACTTTTACGTCGGCCATGCCACCCCCTTAGGTCTTCAAGTGTTCGCGGTACTGCGCCCACTCAGTCACTAAAGTGGTCAAACCGATTCGGCTCATCGCCTGTTTGTAGCTATCTCCAAACTTCTCAGCGCAGGCATCGAGAAAATGATACAGGTGGCCGACTTCCGGCAACTGCTTTTTATCGGCTGCCAGTTTTTTCAAGCCATTAATGTAATCCGACAGGTGAGCCTGTGCGGTGAAGGGGTGGATACCAAACTGCTCCAAGTACTCCTGAGTGGACCGGCCCAGGCTGCCGCGCTCCATCATGTCGCGAAACGCGAGTTGGAACGCTGCCAGGACGTGTTCACGCAGTTCCCCGTTATTAAAATCGGCCACGTCCCAGTTTTCGGGGATACCGTGGTTGTCGCGGATCTGCGTATAGGCTTCCTGCAGTCCCGCGATGTCCTTTAGTGCGCCCTCAGCGTGGCGCTGGGTTTCGCTGATCTGGTGGCGCAGTTCGTCCAACTCTATTTCTAGCAGATCGCGCTCAAGTGAGTCCGACATATCGACCAGATGCCTTTCTTTCCATCGGATCTCGGCATTTTTCTTGCGTAACGTAAAAGCCGCCTCATGTAGCGCTGCACTGCGTTTATCTATCTCTGCCACGCACTGGCGTAATCGACGATACGGGCCGGCGCTAGTCATCGTCAACGACATTAATTTAATTGTAACTTGGCTATTGGTACGACCGAACGATTTTATAGCGCGGTTTTGCTCTACCATTCCCCCTTGTATTTGTGCTAATGCACCACGATCTATGGATTGTAGAGTGGTAAGTGATTGAAGATTTGGAAGCTGCATTTACGCTCCTGATGTTGCGCTGGTTCCCCGACGGGCTAGGGTTAAATCCCCGAAATCAACAGCGTTCCCGGGGGTGGCTATCTCTACGTAGTCGATTGTGTTGACGTTTACCGTCGTAAACCCACCACCGAAAACTGCGCGGGAGCCATCAGATGCCGCAGCGGTTCCCCAACGGGCCTGAGTTAAATCCCCGAAATCAACAGCGTTCCCAGGGGTGGCTATCTCTACGTAGTCGATTGTGTTGACGTTTACCGACGTAAACCCACCACCGAAAACTGCGCGGGAGCCATCAGATGCCGCAGAGGCTCCGTAACGGGCCTGAGTTAAATCCCCGAAATCAACAGCGTTCCCCGGGGTGGCTATCTCTACGTAGTCGATTGTGTTGACAGCATCAGTAGTAA